ACTATCTGCCAAGAGTTCGTATCTACTCTTCCAATACTATCTCGCCATATCCACCGCCATAGCCATCGCCAGAGCCATAGCCAGAGCCAGAGCCATCGCCATCGCCAGAGCCATCGCCATAGCCATCGCCATCGCCATCGCCATAGCCACTGCCATAGCTATAGCCATCGCCATCGCCATAGCCACTGCCACTGCCATAGCCACAGCCAGAGCCATCGCCATCGCCATCGCCACTGCCACTGCCATAGCCACAGCCAGAGCCAGAGCCATCGCCAGAGCCGCGCAACATTACTTTAGTTAATACTTCTTCCATATTAGGCACCCCACACAGGCACGCTTGCAATACTGTTTTGAGCCTGTTTAGTACAATCAAGTATTTCAATTGCCTGTAACAACTTAACTTTAGATACCTCTTTAGGGAATTTACAGTTTTCAACTTTAGAAACCCCTTCCTCTGCTAACTGAGAAAGTGTTGCAGCACCGTCCCAGTAGTAAAGCCTCCTTGCTTTTCTGAGAACGACTACCTGTCCATCTTCGCTTTCTAGGTATCCTGCAAATACCCCAGCGGAATAAGTGCGAACAATTTTATACTCCAAACCGTCCAGCTTATCTGCTCTCTGGTCTGTTTCCGGAACATACCTTACCCCGTCTACTATGATTTCCTTTTTTGACATAGTTTCCTTTCTTAAAACTTAATAATGGGGTTAGCAGGTTCTGTCCCTACCTGCTAACCGCCTACCCTAGATCAGACCTTCTTTTACAAAGAAAGCCAGTATATCCGGTGCCACACTATCGACTACATTTCTCGCTAGATCTCTTGCCCTCTGGTTATTATGGACAAGCACAAAATCCTTCTTTTTAGTATATTGATTCCACCTTATTATATAGGCGGTTTCAATCGGTATGTTATTCAGCTCCGCCATTAGGAAGTAGATTGGCAACTGCCAAGTCTGCGCCCATTCTGTTGCCGGAGTCGTTCCTGTCTTGAATTCGTAGAGTATATTCCCATCTAAACAATCGAATACTCCACTTAGATCAAACTCATCGCTGTATTTGGCGACTACCTTTTTTTCCGACTCAGGGCTGTTCAACTGCTTTTTAAAGAACCACTCGGGGAATTTACCGTTCTCCTTGACATAGGTTTCAATCTCTTTATGTATATCCAATCCAGCCGATACTCTTTTCTGTGTCTTCTCAGGAAATGGCATATCCATATGAAAATATGTAGCTATAGCCCTTTCAGTATCCCCACGATTCCAACTATCTAAAAGGCTATATGATATCCTCATCTTACTTTATCCTTCTTTAGTGACAATGATAATTGTGCTTCCCTGTCGTTCTCATGTATACCTAGAGGAAAGGCATTATTCTCCTTGATAAATGCATCCACCTTATCAGTATCAACTGTATAACTGAACTTTTCCGTTAAATATGGTAACGCTTCTTCTAGTCTATCGGCATCGTAGCCGTATTTCGAACCATACACCCTGTTGATACAGGATATTTTTGCTCCTTGTACCCCCCTAAAGCCGCTGTCTATGGCTTCTCCACCTTCTTTAATGGCCCTCTTAACGAATGTAAGAGCGTCTTCTATCAGAACTTGGAGTTCCAAAAGTCTTAGTATGCTACTCTCTGCTTTTGGAGAAAATACTAGCTTTCCGCCTTCGTCGGCCAGAATTCCCACTTCGTTTATATCTACCGATATGATATTATCTTTCATTTTTGCATACTTTCCTGAATTAGTTTCATCGCTTGCATTTTGGTCAATCTATCCATCCATAGTCCCTGTGACTTTAATACTCTTTCCTGTGCCTCAGTAGCTGGTTCTTCCGTGTTTTCCTTTTTTTCAGCTATGGCAGGAGTGGCGTCGTCCACCCAATGGACATAACTACAACCCGTTGTCTGCTTGGTTATATAATCATATTTACGGTTCTCACATTGTTCGATCTTCTTTCCTGTCTTAGTAGTGGAAATTACTACTCTTGCTCCACATACGGGGCATTTATTTGCGGAGTATTCTTTCTCCTTTTTGTCCCCGAATGTTCTCTTGACCTCTGGTTTTGCTCCCATTCCATTAAATACGGTTATCATTCGTTTTACTCGTTTGATAAGGTCATCCTCTGATTTATCCCGCATGGTAAATTGCATTGAATATCCCTCTATGCTTACTTGTAGATTTGCACTTGCAGGAGCTTCCAGCAACTTTTCTTCTTTTTCCTTGATCCCATATTCCCCTAAATCATCCGGTTGCGTATCCAGAAACCCCTGCATTTCTTCTTCACTTGTATATGGCTCTTTATTCATCTTTGTACCTCCCTCTGATTTTTCTGTTTTCTTTCTTTCATCTTATAAACTATATAATACAGTCTGGTTGGTGTGATCTCATATTTCTTCACGAGATTAACCATAGACATGCCCCCCATCTTATCTTTCATAATGCTCTGGTTTCTCCTGATAAACCACTCTCTGTCTTCCCAGTAGTTCTTTTTAATTTTTTTATTCATAAATCTATTATATATAACTTCTCAGCATCTGTCAAGTAATTCTTCGCGCTGATGTTTAAATTTCTATCCTCTAGGTATCCGGTCTTCACCATTTCAAAGCACTCATTACAGTAGGTTAAATTTCTCTGTTCCCCATTCTCATATATTTTATGTGTATATCCACAAGAGCCACATAGTCCGATCCCGCATATACTGCAATGTCTAGTGGCTCTTGCCCTATCGTCGTACTTACAACACCCCATCATCTGAAGCTCTCCCTTGCTAGTTTTTCCAGTGCGTCCATTATTCTCCTTAGTACCTCCCCGTTAGTTTCCTCTTTCAAATCAGACGAGGTTTTTTTACCTTTGGCAGGTCCTAGTACATATTCCCCGTAGTCTTCACATCGTTTCACTTTTTGGATGGTTCCGTTAGATCTTCCGGTTTTTCTAGCTATGGCTCGAAAAGTATATCCTTCGCCCAACAACCCTTTAATTATGTTGAATTCCCTCCCTGTGATTGTATTTTTTTTCATTTTATTATCACCTCCAGAAAAAAACTAATTACATTCTTCCCCGAACTGTAGGTAGCTCCCATTGGTATAAGCTCCCCACTGCCCCCAATCTTCGCCGCCATTGCTCATCTTGTAAGCCAAATCTATATTATTTTTAGGATTCTGAAGCCAAAGAATTTTAGCTTCCAAACCCTCTCCAGCAACTTGATCCCAGTGTATTTTATTGCCTTGACAGTAATTGTCTTTCAGGTTTATTTGATAGACACCCACCGCACATTCTAAGGGTTTAGATGCCACCGATGAAGGATTGCGCAAGGATTCCCCGTAAGCCACCATACACGCCGTATGATAATTGTCCCCGAATTTATAGTGTATGTAGTCTTTGATCTGATCCATGGTCTGAGGATTATCCATGAATACCCTTTCCCCACCAACAGTTGCTTCAATAGAGCCCGTCTGCATAGCAAAAACAGTCCTATATAAACTAGCGTCATAGTCCTTGATACCATGGCAAGTGAATTCAGCAAATAAGAGACTGACTAACATGAAGATCCCCACCCACTTGAGTATTTTCTCAGTTAAGGTTAGTTTTTCCGCTCGTTTTTTTGGAATCGACCTGCCTACTCTGATGGGTGCTTTATCCCTTTCTCTCAATGCTTTAGCCTTTTTATATCGCATATCCAACGAACCATCCTTGCGGTACCTCAACCTCTCTCCACTGTTATAATATTCGATTGTGTTCTTAGGATTTTTCAAAAGCATCTGTTCGCTCCAGATGGACAATAATCTGTCCCATACTCATTATCTACATAGCGAAGGAATTTCTCGACCTCGGCATTGACTTTCGCGAGAATGTCATCGAAGCGCTCTATACTCTCTTCACTACTTCCACTACCTTCTGTGTCCTCCCCGCATACATCGCAGTCCCTAGGTATGTCATTCAACTCATCGCTCAACCCATTGAAAACCCCTGTGTCATACCCTATCTTTGATTCTTTTATCATTTTTTGGAAACTTTTGACTCCATCTACCTCGCCATCGCCATCAGTGAATATCAACGCGACCGCCTTTGTGTAATCGGGGCCCTCAGTGCAGTACAGCGTTTCCCCCGATTCGCAGTGCAACCAATGTCTAGCATCGCATATATCTGCCATTGTTGCATGTTGATTCTCTGTAAGATTTGGATTCTCGGCACATTCTGTTAAGTGCCTAGCAGCACTCTCCCGCCTATATGTATATTGTTCTTCCGATAGATAACTCATTTATTTCCTTTCTCTAACTTTGTAATGTTCGCTTGACAATATCTATTGTACTCAATTGTTAACGGTTGTCAAGCATTTGATACTAAAGAAGTGGTTGTAGTATTCTTCCAAGGGTTTATGTTGTACTAACGGCATATCATAATGCAATATAGATTATAACTGGATCAAGCTTGACAATTTGAAGTAAAAAAGAGTACCATGAATTCATGGGAACGCTATATCCACATAAAAATTTTAAGAACAGAAACCCCTCAACACAGGTGATGGCGTTCCCAAACTTCAATGCCTTGTTGGGGGATTTTTGGGTTTAAAAAAAGGAAACCATGAAAACAAGAATCGTACACACTAGATACTGGCAGGATAGCTTTATTCTCTCGCTGGATAAGGATACCCGCTTATTTTTCCTTTACTTATTATCAAACCAATACATAAACATTTGTGGTATATATGAGCTTCCCGACCAGATTGTAATCATGGAAACAGGCTTAACCCATGAGCAACTCCAGACCTGTAAGCAAACACTCGAAAAATCACAAAAAGCCATATTTTACAAAGGCTGGGTACAGGTCGTAAATGTGGAGAGATACAACTTTTACAGGAACTCGCCTAAAAATGAAATTGCCTACAATAAGGAGATTATGCTTATACCAAAGGAATTCCCACTTATAAAAGGGGATATTGCTGATACTAGTATTTATACTAGTATAGATACTCCTATAAATCATAAATCAAAAATCATAAATCATAAATCCAAGAGAGAGAGTATGCAAGAGTTGAGAGATAAAATCAAGAATTTTTGAGCTAAGTTATAAGCTAAGTTATAAGGGTATGCTCTAAAAGGATCGGGGAAATATCCCCACAAAATAGAACCCTCCATATACGCTAAACCTAAACAAATGTATAAGAGAAGCGAAAGAGTGCGTGAGATAGTATGTGAGAGGCGGAAGGGCGGGTTTTTTATTGTTGTTGTAGCACCAACCCCCTCTTTTGGCCCCATTATTTCCTCGTTACATCCCTTATTTCTCACTTCCTCCCATTCCTACTAGTCCTATAACTCTTAAATCCTTGGCCTTTTGTGTAGAATGCTGTCGTAGAGCCTCTGTCCCTTTCGGTATACGCCGTATAATGTGCATTTAACGACTACAAGAAGTGCTATTATTGGCCATATAATGGGAGTGTGTGTCCTATAGCTATGAAATACACCAAATATGAGAAGCTTTAACAGCAACAAGTAATGCGGTTCTCTCACCGCCCAGATAAAATTACAGTATCAACCCATAGCATGGGATAGGGGGGGGATGGGCTGGATGTGCGCTGGTCTGGATTTCAATTGTAATACCCATCCCCAAATCGTGTAGCAAATTTTCAGGTTAATGTTTGACAGATATAAATTTTAGGGTACAATAATTTACATGAAGGAAATAAAGGTAAGTGTAAGGGAGTTGTTAAGGGATTTTGGAGAGAGCACTAAGAGTCTTCCGATAGTTATTACCCGCTGGGGTATTCCCATTTTAAAGGTTTTCAGGTATGAAAAGAACATCAAATCTAACCACAAAGCAAGATCTGGTAATTAAGGATATAGCCGAGAAGGTTCGCCATGGTAAGCCGATGAAGATGGTAGAGTCGGTAGAGAAGTTCTACGAGACAAAGAATAGGAGATCAGCTAATGCGGTTTTATATAATAATTTAAAGAGAGCACCCTTCAGGGAGGCGTTAATAGAGTCTCTAGTAGAGAAAAAGGTTTTAGGTAAAGATTCAAAAACTGAGGCGGTTTTACTGGATGGGTTAGAGGCCGTAAACGGGGATGGAGGAATAAATTACGACGCTAGGTTAAGGTATGTTCAGGAGATAAATAAGATAGCGGGGGTGTATGCGCCCGAGACCAAGAAGAATTTAAACCTTTCTTTAGATATGTCGGAAGAGGAATTAGACAAAAGAATTATTGAGTTACAGGATCAATTAGAGGGTTAGGAGGAATAATGATAATATATAATCCGAAGGACACTGCTGTAGAATTTTATTATGGGGGACAGAGGTTTGAGTATCGACCTCTAGAGTCTAGGGTAGTAGATGAGGCAATGGGGGAGTTTATTTTAAACAGGACTCGTGTGGGTCTGGTAGAGTTCAACTCCAAAGAGGTCAAGAAGGAAGCAATCTTTGATGAGACGGATTATACTAAAATGCCGTGGAAAGAACTAATTTCCCGGGCTTCTAAGAGGGGCATTTTTGCTACGGGGATGAAGAAGGAGAGTGTAATTAAATCTATGGAGAATTATGACAAAGAAAGAAGAGTTACTCCAAGTACTTCTAGCTAAAAAGAGGGATCGTGGTTTAAAGGATCTATTTTTTTTCAACAAAAACATTGTAGAGAGTGAGAAAAGGAGGAGGGATTTACTGGTACCCCATGTACATGAGGAGTGGGCTAAGTGGTACTCGGGATCAAAGAATAGGATTAAGATGATTTTAGTTCCCCGTGCTTGTTTTAAGAGTTCTTTTTTCACTATAGGGAGGGTCTTACAAGCTATATGTTGCAATAGGGACAGCAGGGTTTTGGTTGCAAATGCTACACTCAGTAATGCTCAAAAATTTCTCTCCGAGATGAAAGAGCATTTAAAAAGAAATGAGGAGTTAAAAAGGCTTTACGGGGATTTCTACGAGCCGAAACTTAGATGGAATGAGAATGAATTCGATGTTCTTGGAAAAGGTCTTGGAAGTAAAGAGGCTACTGTAACTGCAGTTGGAGTAGGCGGAAATTTAGTTTCACAACACTACTCCATGATTGTTTGTGATGATCTTGTAAATTTAGAGAATTCTTCTACCAGATACCAAGCGGATAAGGTTATAGACTGGTGGAAAAGAGCTTTTTCGTTGTTGGACTATGACGGGGAAATGCTTATTATCGGTACCCGTTGGTCTTATTACGAGCTCTATTCGTGGATAACCGATAAATTCGGAGATGGAGTAGATGTTTATATTAGAGGAGCTTATAAGGAGGACGGTTCTTTATATTTCCCGGAATTATTAAATGAGGAAAAACTATCAGAACTTAGAGGACTACAGGGAAGTTATGTCTTCAGTTCCTTCTATTTGAATGATCCCATAGATGAAGATTCGGCTCTAATTAAGAGAAATCAACTAAGATATTGGGGAGCAGGGGACGATAAACTACCAAAAATATTAAACATTTTTTCTGTTTGTGATCCGGCTGTAAGTCAGTCGGAGTTTGCTGATGAATCCTCTATATCTGTCATAGGAGTGGATGTGGAAAATAATTGGTGGGTTTTGGAGACCAGAACCGGCAGATGGACTACTGGGGGGCTCATAGACGAGCTTTTTAATGTTTTCAATCTATGGCATCCGATTACAATGACTATAGAAACTATTTCTCAGGCACAGGGAATACTTTCATCTATATATGATGAGGAGAATAGGAGAAATTTATATTTACCATTACATGCTATAACCTCCAGACCTCCCGTTAAGAAAGAGATAAGAATAAGATCTATTCTTCAACCTAGGTTTGAGCGAGGGAAGATCTTTATTAAAAGGGATATGTTTGACCTTGAGGAGCAAATTTTAAAGTTTCCGAGAGGAAAGAGGGATGATATGATAGATGCCCTCACCGATTTAGATGAGATAGCCTTTACTCCTGATGAGGAAGGTATGCCCTTTAAAGAATCGGGAAGTAAATTACAGGATATACTAACTAAAGAAGCCTCAATCGAACCAGATTTTGAGGATCCTTTTTTGGGTGGTTATCTTTAGTGATATAATTATCGTATGGAAACAATCCTATCAATATTTATTGCGGTTCAATTTATTTTTATAGTTTATTCTGATATACAAAATAGAGTCGAGAGGGAGAAATTAGAACTAAAACTTATAAGTAAAGGATTATCCGACTATATATCTTCTACTGAAGAGGAAGAAGAGTCAAAAAAAGAGGAAGAAGATCCATATATAGATGTGATGGAGGCAAATATAGATCAGATTTTAGTATCTGAGGATAAATAATGATTAAAATTCAAGATAAAGATTGGAATAAAGTAGATGATGGAGAAAAGATTTCCTATTGTGAATCCCTTTTAATGGATGCAAAGAAGTCTAGGGAGTCCAACTACGATTTAGAGTGGTATCAAAACTATCAATTTGAAAACGGTAATCACTATATGGCCGTGAATACCGTCACAGGAACCCTCGAGGCCAATCCTCCAAGAAGAAGGGGAGAGGTTAGAATGGTCATAAATAAGATTCGTTCAACAAAACGGGCTATTCAAAATTATGTTACTAGGACTCAGCCAAAGTGGGAGATAATTCCCGGAGACACAGACAAAGATACCGTTAGAAATGCCAGAAGAATAGGTAAAGTCTTGGATTTTATCTACAGGAAGCTGCATTTGGAACAAATGGTGTTTGGAATTATAGATACAGGTCTTTCTACATCTATAGGTGTGGTTGAGGTGGATTGGGATGAAGAGGCAGAAGGAGGAATAGGGCAAATTAGGATAAGAGAGCACGACCCTTTTGATGTTTTTTTTGATAAAAGAGCTTTTTTGTACTCTGGAAGATTTGTGGGAAGATTTATAGCCAAAACCGTAGTTAAATCAGTAGATGAGGTAAAGAACGATAAAAGATATGATAATAAAGCAAGAAAAGAAGTTAAACCGGATGAAGAGTTAGCTACATCTAGGCTTAAGGCTAAGATTATCAAAAAGGATATGGGTTCTTCAGAGGATAAAGCCATTCCGACTGTAGTAGTTAAAGAGTTTTTTCTATGGGATGACGAGAAAAACGAAAAGGGAGGAAGGGTTAAACTCTTTACATTTGCTGGGGATAGGGTTTTGAGAGAAGAGGATTTAGAGGATACAGAATATCCTATCTACATATATCAAATCCAGATGAATCCGCTAAAGATTTATCAGAGAGCGTGGATAACAGACGCTATTCCGATGAATAAGGCTATAGATAGAGCAGTATCCCAGAAGATTTCTTATATAAATCAAGCACTAATTTATAGGATAATAGCAGAGAAGGGACACGGGGCGGGAGTAGTATCCAATGAGATGGGGCAGATATTGGAAGTAAATAAAGGTAGAATTTTCCAGCAAATGAATATGAATCCGGTACCTGCCGGGTTTGATAATTTAACAGAAGAAATGAATTCTTATTTGGAAGATATATTAGGTGCTCATGATGCGGCTTTAGGGAGGATGCCTACTGGTGCTAGATCCGGGGCTACTCTTGAGGCCATTCAAGCGGCAGATTCTAACAATCTTACAGGTTTAACGGCCTCCCTAGAATCCTTTCTTGCGGTTGTAGGAGAGAGAATTCTGAAACTTGCTGCTAAGAAATATCAGGTTTCAAGAATAATTAAACTTTCTGAGCCAGAAGATGGGGAGGAGTATATGAAAGTGATAGGTCAGGGCTCAAATCAGAAACCGGAGGGTGCGGCAATAATTACTGAGGATAATGAAGTAATTGTAAAGATAGGTTCTTGGCTCGGACATACTTTGGAAGCTAAAAGAGAAACCATGATGAAATTGGGAGAGATGGGAATTTTACCCGCCGAGGAAATTTTAAGACAGTTTGAATTTCCTAATGTGGAAGAGCTGTCTGCAAAGGCTAAAGACCAGAGGATGGAACAAAGTCAGGTGGATTTAGCTATAGCCGGTCACGCAGGTAATGGGCAACAGCAGTCACAAGCACAACCTCAATCAAGCATGGTGGAACTAGCAGACAAGGAAAATATGGCCATGATGAATGGGGATGTTATCCCTTCTACAGAGGGGGCGGATATGCAACACACTCAAGGACATATAGATTTTTCAAAGACCAATGTATTTGGTGGAGCCTCTCAGGAAATTAAAAATGTGTTTAAAGAACATGTAAATGGGGAACTTCAAGTGAATGGAATGATATAAAGTGAATGGAATGATATAAAAAATTGACAAATTATTGGCATAGTAGTTATAATATAGAAGACTAAGCGAAAGCAGTCAATTATGGACGAAACAGAAACCAAAGACCAAGTTCAGGAGGAAGCCCAGACTGGGCAACAAGAAGAACAGTCGGAAACAACAAATGAAAAAGATGTAAATAAGGAATCAGATGAATCTAATCTGTTTGAACTACCAGATGGTAGAAAACTAGCAGGAGATCAACTTAGGGAAGAATACCTAAAACTTAATTCTGAATTTACGAGAAGGTCTCAAAAGCTCTCTGAGTATGAGCGTGAGAGGGTTGAGACAGAGGCTAGGAATAAGAAATCAGCTGATGAGGCTGTTTCCAAGAGTAGGCTTCTTGCGGATGTTGATCCAACTGTTAAAGATGCAATCATTCAGATAGTATCCCCAGTAATACAAGAGGCTTTGGGCGAGAGAGAAAAAGCCGAGACTAGAAGACGAGATCAAGAAAATTTCGATAGTAGGTTGACATCTTTGGAGAAAAAGTATCCCGGAGGAAATGGGTTACCCAAATTCGACAAGATAAAGATTCTTCAGAAGATGCAAGAACCATCGAATGAAATATATGACCCCGAACTTTTGTTTCAAAGACTCAACTGGGACGCTTGGTTGGACGCACAAATAAGAGCCGCTATGAAAGGAAAATCGGGCTCTAGCTCTACGGAAAGCACCTCTACGGAACCCCCCAAGGCTCCGGGTACAGGAAAGACTCCGACCACTTGGTCAGAGGCTACCAGAAACGCCATAAGCAGATTTTAAAATTCCTACATAAAACTGAATACTGATGACGATGATTTATTATGTATTTATTTGAGAGTAGGTGAATTTATATGGCACAAACATTAGATGTTTTTGATGAGGCGCTAAAGATTGATTATTTACCTGTAATAAGGGATCAATTAAATAACGCAAAGATTCTATCTTCAAAGATAGAAAGAAACGAGAGAGATGTCACAGGCAAAAGGTGGCAGATGACGACCCATGTTGGAAGAAATTCCGGTGTTGGTTCTGGAACTGAAACCGGATTGCCTACAGCGGGACAACAGGAATATTTGAACCCTTATGGAGTTGTAAAATATACCAGAGGACGAATTCAAGTATCCGGTCCTTCTATCGAGGCATCCAAGAATGATAAAGGAGCAATAGCAAGAGTATTGGAATCAGAAATTAAGGGTGTCACAGAGGACATGAAGAAAGAGGTTAATTACCAGTTCTTCAATGATGGTTCTGCTGTTAGAGCCTTGGTTAATGGCGATCCGGGAACAGAGGTAACTTTGACCTTGGATGCGCCCGGAACCCGATGGTTACAAGAGGGTATGTTAATTGACTTCTTGGATCCTTCTGCTGGTACTACCAGAACACCCACTACCGGAACCTATATTGCATCTATTTCCTCTTCTACAGCCGCTAAAACCAATGTGGCTAATGTATCTGGAGTAGCTGATAACGATTGGGTAATTAGAAAGGGTGCTAGAGCTGGAGCAACTAGTGCTCTATCCGATTCCTATGAAATGATGGGATTGAAGGGAATTATAGATGATGGTACTTATGTAACTACACTAGAAAACCTTTCAAGAACCACTTATCCTCACTGGAATTGTTCTGTGAGTTCTACTGATAGTAATGGAGGAACTCTAAGGGATATAACAACTGACTTGATTCAAGCTCAGGTGACAGCCGTTGAAGCCAATGGTGGAAAGACAAATCTCATTATATCTGATTTTGCTATGAGAGACGCTTATGCTGCTCTTGTAGTGGCGGATAAGAGATATGTAAACACTATGAAACTTGATGGTGGTTTCACAGCCATTGAGTACAACGGTATTCCTTGGGTAGCTGATGGGGATTGTCCCGCCAATACTGTATTCTTCGTAGATACAGACCACTTGCAGATAATGCAAATGAGTGACTGGTCTTGGATGGATAGAGATGGCGCGGTTCTCTCCAGAGTATCTGGTACTGACGCTTATGAGGCTGTACTTTATTGGTACGCTGATTTAACGACAGATAGACCTAGAGCACACTCGTTCCTTCGAGATGTTCAATAATATCTCAGTCTGAAAGACTTTAAACTAGAATCCTGAAAGGGGGTAAACTATTTAATAGGGGGATACTCTTTTTAGGGTATCCCCCATTTTTGAAAGGAAGTGATTTTAATGATTAAGAGAAGACATATAGATGAGGATGCCAGAGATACTTATGTAATAAATAGTATCCAATCATCTGCAATAACAGATAGAGTTGTTGGAATCTGTCCAGTAAAATCTCAGTTGGTTAAGGTTTATGAGGTTCACGGAACTGCCGCAGGACAGGCAGGTACATTAGCAATAGAGAGATTACAGGGAACAGAAACATCAGGATCGGGGGATCATGTAGTTATAGGTATGGATTTAGAGGAAACAGCCAATACTGTTCAAGAAGGAACTATACTTACAACCAGTGATATGCATATATTTGCGGCAGGTGATAGAGTAGGAACCCATGTTAATTCGGGTTCCGCCACTTCATTAGCCACAATGGTTGTTTCTTTGCAGTTTAGACCAGTAGATTAGACTGGCTGTATCTATTTTTTGAAAGGAAGTGATTACATTGATTAAAAGAAGAAATATAGAAGAAAGTCATAGAGATACCTTTACTATGCAGTATTTTGGATTAAATACCTTTACTGATAGGGTTATAGGAATAGTGCCTGTTGATTGTGAGCTTGTTTCTGTACAAGAAGTGCATGGTACCGCCGGTTCTGCTGGTACTCTTATGATTGAAAAACTAAGACACACAGAAACTCCCGGTACAGGCAATGACTTGCTATCTACTGCTTTGGATTTAACTTCCACAGCAGATACGGTACAGGATGGGACTTTAGTTACAGTAGCACAGGATAAGTCTGTACAGCCGTTTATAACTAAATTTAAGGCCGGGGATAGGGTATCTATGTATATTACAGGTACTCCGACCAGTCTTGCTAATGTCGAATTAGTTCTCACATTTAGACCTATTGATGGCGGCGAGGTAATGGTAAGCAATTCTATTAGTTCATCTGCTTCACCAAGTCTATCTTCTAGTGCCTCTCCTAGTGTCTCTCCTAGTGTGAGTTTATCTCCGAGTTTGTCTCCCAGCATTTCTCCGAGTTCTTCACCTAGTATATCTCCGAGTTCCAGTAAATCTCCGAGTTTGTCTGATAGTGCGTCTCCGAGTTTGTCGCCAAGTATTAGTCCGAGTACATCTCCTAGTGTGTCATTGTCGCCGAGTTTATCTCCAAGCGTGTCACCTAGCGTTTCGTTGTCTCCGAGCTTATCTCCAAGCTTATCTCCGAGTTTGTCGCCAAGCCCCTCTCCAAGCTTGTCTCCGAGCTTATCTCCAAGCTTATCTCCGAGTCTATCTCCGAGTGTGTCTCCGAGTGTAAGTTTGTCACCAAGTTTGTCGCCGAGTTTGTCGCCAAGTATCAGCCCCTCGTTGAGTCCGAGCGAGGAATAACCTTTATGCCCCTGCTATTTTGTCAAATTGCTTGTCAAATACAGGGGTATAGGTTAAAATAATATGTATTATGAAACCCAAGGTGATGGTAAACATTCTGCATATAGGGACAATTCATGCAGGACTAGAGACTATGGTAGTGGAGTGGATGCACCAGTGTAGGGACAAGTACGACTTCTCATTTTTCTTGCCAACGGCAAGACCAATTCCAAATAATAGAAATAAAATATGTAAGCAGTTCATAGAGGGTAGTTGGGAATATCTTTTTATGTTTGACGAAGATACTATTCCTCTTAAGAATCCTTTCTCTATGATAGAGCATGATTTAGACGTTTGTGGTGGAGTATACCCCGGAAGAAGTTCTAAGGGATTTAATTTCCATGTTTTCGATTTAGATAAGGAGAAATATAAGAATGGAGATATTTTCTTTGAATTTATACAAGATCCTAATAGAAGGGTGGGAGTGCAGAAAGTGGATGCCGTGGCCACCGGATGTGTTTGCATTAAGAGATCTGTAATTGAGAAAATGTATAAAAATAAGATGGCTCCCTTTGAAGAATTATTTGATGAGTATGGAATTATGATTACCTCAGATGATATGGCCTTTTGTTTGAAGTGTATGAAACTTAATATAAAGGTTCATGCAGATTGGGATATACTATGTGACCATATAAAGGAAACACCGCTACTAAAGTGCATAGAGTTAATCTCCAAGGCAGCTAAAAGCGGAATTGCAGAGATAAATACATCCGGTAGTAAGGATATAAAACAAGGTGAACTTTAAAGAACAGTTAGATTATATAAAGAATAATAAGAAAATAGACATTCGGAAGTTCAATAAAGTTACCGATATAACTAATGCAATCGACTTTATGAATCGGGAGGTGGAGAAAAATATAGAATCTAAAGCCGACAAAGACATAGAAAGTATCTCCAAATTCTTAGTTCGGGAAATGACACAAAAGATATTTATTTTAGGAAAGGCAGGAAAGAAATGATTAAGTTAAGTGTGGTAACTCCTGTATATAAAGAACCATTTATTGACCAAACAATAAAGTCGTTACTAGACAACTCCGCCCTCGGTAATGAGTTGGAGGTTATACGGGTTTTAGATGGATATTGGCCGGATAAACCTATGATAGAAGATGATAGGGTGATAACAGTACATTTAGGTAAGAATAGGGGTATGCGAGGGGCTATAAACGCTGGGGTTTCTGTGGCTAGGGGTGAGTTTATTATGCGCACAGATTGTCATTGTATGTTTGGTAATGGATATGACGCTATTTTGACTTCTCAGTGTCAACCAGATTGGATAGTTACCGCCAGACGATATTTTTTAGACCCGATTAAATGGGAGGTAATGGATATACCCTATGTAGATTACGAGAAACTTGTTATTCAGAAAACCGAGGGTGGGGAAAAGTTTTCCGGTCAGTCTTGGAGAAGTAGAGATGAGCAAAGAAAGGATATACCTATAGATGAGACTATGGCTATGCAAGGTAGTATGTGGGTTATGCCTCATAAGTGGTGGGATGATGTTATAGGGGAATTACAAACTGATGGGTATGGCCCCGCCTACCAAGACTCACACGAAATGATTTTCAAGACTTGGAAGGCCGGAGGAAAAATGATGCTTAATAAAAATACTTGGTTTGCCCATAAACATAGAGATTTTCCAAGAAGTCACCAAGAGGGTACAAAAGAGAATCCATGGATAAGAGAGGATAGTTGGGCTTATGCTATTAAGATATGGAAAGACTACTATACCAAGGAAATTAAACCGAAGTGGGGTATTTAAATGAACTCCTTAAGTATAGTAATTCCTGCCTATAGGGAGCCATTTTTAAATAATACTATAGAGTCACTGTTAAAGAATACTGTTGGAGATTTCGAGATTATACCGGTGATAGATGGATATGATTCTGGAAAAATTATAGAGGATTCCAGAGTAAAACCGATAATATTGGAAAGAAATACAGGAATGAGAAATGCTATAAATTCCGGTATATCTTCTTCTTCAGGAAAATTCATAATGAAATGTGACTCTCATTGTTCTTTTGCTTATGGTTTCAACAAGGTACTAACAGATAGTTGCGAAGATAATTGGCTTATTATACCAAGACGCTACTCATTATCTGTGGGAGATTGGGAAAGGGATATGCGCAGAGCACCTAGAGATTATCACTATTTGACCTTTCCCGATCCTAAAAACACTCATTACGGAAATAGTATGCAAAACGCCGACTGGCACAGTATGGATAAAAGGCGTTCCGATAATAAGTATAATATCGACGATACTATGTCTTTTCAAGGTAGTTGTTGGGTGGCTAATAGAAGGTATTTTTTGGATAGGGTAGGTGTTTTGGACGATTCCCCAGAAGCCTACGGAACATTTATACAGGAGTATTTAGAGATAGGGATGAAGTATTGGTTGGGAGGGGGAGAAATAAAGATTAACAAAAATACATGGTATTCCCATTTGTCTAAAAGGAAACACCACTATCTTAGTGGGATGTTTTCTAGGAATTATAAAAAGGATAAACAATCCATTAAAAGTTATAATTGGGCTACTAACCATTGGATAAATGATAAAGAGGCCAACACCATTCATTCTTTTGAGTGGTTTATTGACAGGTTTTGGCCTATACCCTCGTGGCCTAAAAATTGGAAGGAATTATATATACGAAGCACTTATTGATATATGTAGATCCCAGTAGGTGGTTTGAGGATCACGAGTCCGAGAATCTGGCAAAGATACAGATAGATAACTGTTTTAGACTTGGTGTAGAAAAAGATATTGTTCTTGTAACCAACTTTGAGTATGAATATAGGGGTATAAAACCCATTATTCTAGGGGATGAAACCTGCTGTAAGTTCGATATACGGGCTAGTAAAATTTTCGTTATAGTGGATTTATTTGACAGAAACTTAATAGAGGACGAGTTATATTGGATACACGACCTAGACGCTTATCAGTTGTTGCCAATAGAAGAAGATGAGCTGGGGTTAGGAGAAAAAGATTTAGCCTTAACAGACTATGGATGGAGAAAGAAATGTAATACTGGAAGTTTTTTCTTTAACAGGAATTCTGGGGATATATTTAGAGATATAATGCACTTCATACTGGAAAATGGCGGACACGAAGAAGGGGCTTTAGATAATCTTATTAAAAACAATAATAATAACATTAAGGATAGATATAAGATGTTGAATATAAGATATAACATAGGAATGAGTAAGCTTCCCTATATAGTTAAAAAGGCCATAAAACCCATTAAAGTATTACACTTTCATCCAGAAAAAAGAGATATATTATCAAAGTTTAAACCCTTGATGACAGAGGGATTATTGGAAATATTTAAGATTTATGGATACAACTAATTTAATAAAAGACTTGCAGTCGATGGAGATTGTTCGCAAAAGAAGAATTTGGAAACCCGTTATGGAGAAGTATGGCTTTAATAGAATATGTGAAATTGGTGTTTATGAGGGCGTGAATTTTGACAGAATGATTGCCCATAATCCCGAATTGGCTATAGCAGTAGATTCTTGGATAGATGATGGTGTAATAGGTAGGAATGATGGTGGTTCCTCCCAAAGAAGATTAGACATTATGGCGGATTCATTTTCTAAAAGAATGGCCAATAAACCATTTGTAAAGATATATAGAGGTTACTCTTTCGATGTAGTAAAGGAATTTCCTGATGAGACATTTGACTTGATATATATAGATGCAGACCATACCTATAGTGGCTGTTTGCGGGATATGCATGACTGGTATCCGAAGTTACGACATGGGGGGGTGTTCTCTGGAGATGATTATGTACGGAACAGAAGTCCTATGGGCGTAAGATTTGGCGTTATTGAGGCAGTGAAAACATTCCTTAAAGAGAATAATATCGAAGATAGGTTTTTTGATTTTCCAAGAAGGGGGTGGGGGATTATAAAAGAATGATTCTCCTACATATTGGTTGTGGAAACCGTAAACACTCTGGTTTTATAAATTCCGATAAGGATACGATGGATATTTCTAAATGCTGGCCATATGGGGATAGTAGTATAGACGGTATTGTTTCCATGCATGTTCTCTGTCAACTAAGTTGGAGGGATTTAGTTTTTGCTTTAAGGGAGGCCTATAGAGTCCTGAAAATCGGTGGGGTTATGAGATTTGGGGTTCCCACAGTAGAATTAGACAGGGATTTAGATTTCCTTCTGGGGTGGAACAATATCAACCTTTTTAGTATAGATTTGTTGCGCAGAGTTTTTCTGGACAAAATAGGTTTTTCCTCTTTTGAGGTTAGGAATTATCACGATTCGGCGTTACCAAAATTAGCGGAAGTCGATAATAGAAAAGACAGAGGTACTTTTTATTTGGAGGTTATAAAATGAAGGTATGCCTCGATTTGCATGATTTTGGGATAATAAATAATCGAATGGAGACATTATTATTCCTTAAAGAGAGTTTTCCGAAGTTTAAAGTTTCTCTATTTACTGTTCCTATGGAAACCAAAAACGATTGGGGTATGGGAATTCATAGGGATAAGTACCTTAAATCTATAAAAGATAACCTTAGTTGGATTCAGATAATTCCCCACGGTCTTAGACACAATAAGGTAGAGGTATTAAAATGGGACTATTATTATGCTTCCTATGTCCTTCATTTAATAGAACAGTTATTTGGTAACGATGGGTTGGAATTCGAGAGAGGTTTTTGCGCTCCCCATTGGGGCTGGAATAGTGAGGTGGTACAGGCATTGAATGATGCTGGGTGGTGGGGTGCGGTTAACCCAAAAAGAACAATGCTTTATACCGATAAATTTTATGAATATTCACACTCTATAAATGAGAGATTTCCGAGAAATAGTGACTTGAAGTTGCACGGACATTTGTATGGTACTGAGGATGATGTGAGTAGGTGTATGGACAATTTATTAAGTCTTCCAAAAAATACCGAATGGCATTTTTGTACTGATTTTCTGGAGAAGAAATGAAGAAATTCTCGGAATATCAATGTGTAGAAGGAGAACCAATGAGTGAACGGGACGTGCAAGAGGTAGGGAGTAAATTCTGGAATAAGGGAAAGTGGGATAACTTTGTACTACCATTTCTGCCAAAAAACTGTGCTGGGATGACCTTGGTTGATATGGGGTGTAATGCGGGTCTATTTTTAAAACTCGCCGAAGATAAAGGATTTAATGTTATCGGCGTGGATTCTGATAGAGAGGCGGTAAAGAAAGCATTAAGATATCGTAAGAGAAACAATGGTAATTATAAGATACTTTTCGAGCATATGGAAAGAGTTATACACGCTTTACCAATGGCCGACTTTACGGTCTTGGCCAATTCACATTACTATTTTCCAATATCAGACTGGATGGATTATGTGGACGAATTAAGAACTAAAACCAGATATTGCATAATAGTTACAGCAGAGAAAAGACCGATTATTGCAAGAGCTTCTGCTGATCTACCCTCTATTAGAAGCTATTTTAGGGGTTGGGACGAGGTTGGTTTTATTGACGAATTGCCGTTAGACGGTGATCCGTTTCCTAGAAGATTGTGGGGAATATGCTTCAAGAGTAACTTTATAGAGAGAGAAAAACTGGATAAACTGGATAATGGAAATAATGTTCAGAATAACTTTTATAATGAATTAGATAACGGTATTGAACCCATAAAGACTAGATATGGAAGGATTCTTGCTAGGTATAGAAAGAAATGGCCGGAGGGAAAGTTGGATAGATTCCTTGGAGAAAAGGTAGAGTTATATGAGAGTATTAAAAAGTGTGGACTTAAAAAGCCTTTAATAGTAAACTCTAATGGTAGGGTGTTAGACGGTAATCACAGATATGCCATGTTAAAACATTTGGGATATGATAGTTCTTTTGTGAGGAAAGTATGACAGCAAGTGTAATTTATTATACCAGTAATAGGGAAAATCAGGAGTTTGAGGAGAAGATAATATATGATCTTGCTCATAAGACAAGCTTGCCTATTATTAGTGTTTCTCAGAAACCCATAAAACTAGGTAAAAATATTTGTGTTGGAGATGTTGGAACATCTGGATTTAATCTGTGTAGGCAAATTCAAATAGCGTGTAGAGAGGCGAACACAGATTTCGTTATATCTGCCGAGTCGGACTGTTTATATTCCCCAGAATACTTTACATTTACTCCAAAGAGATTGGATATACCATATAGAAATACAAATATTTATGTTATTCGTTATAAAAGAGAAACCTTTAGTAAGAAGGATAGTTCCATGTTTGCACAGGTAGTGGGTAGAGAGTTCTTTATAAATAGACTCGATGATTTATTTGGAGACTCTTCCATGTGGAATACCAAAGAAAAGAATTTTCCTAAAGAAAGAAAAAGAAAGATATTTGATGAGTATGAGTATTTTTGGACGGATAGTGCTTGTATTTCTTTTAAAACCGGCAGAGGTATGCGTCAACACACTAACACGGATGATACAGAAGCGTATAGTTTGCCTTATTGGGGTACAGCGAAAGGACTTAGAAAATGGGCGGGTCTATAATATTCTACTCAGACAATAAAATAACCGAGCCTATTAAAAGTGTGGTTATGCGACATATTTTAGAATCTAATCTGCCGATAGTGAGTGTGACATTAAAACCTTTGGATTTCGGAAAGAATATTGTTGTCGCTGGAGAACGAAGTTATCCCACTTATGTAAAACAGATAAGAACCGCCTTAGAGAACGCCACTGGTAATTTTGTGTTCTTCTGTGAGAATGATGTTTTATATCCCAAGAGTCATTTTGATTTTGTCCCACCGACAAATAATATTTTCTACTATAATAGGAATGTGTGGAAATGGAAATTTGGAAACAAGACAGCAGTTACATATGACAGGATGTTGCCACTATCTTGTATGTGTTGCGACAGAGAGTTGGCCTTAAAACACTATAGAATGAGGGAAGAAGCAGTATTAAAGAGACTTGATGAGTTCCAAAGTAGAGAGCCAGAACTTGCCAGAAAGTGGGGATATGAACCCGGAACTAAAAAGAGAAGACGGGGGGGAATTACTGATGATGACTTCGATACTTGGGTATCAGAGTATCCTGTAATAGATATAAGACATGAAGGTACATTTTCTCCCGATAAATGTACCTTGGATAGTTTTAAACACCTTCCTTTAAACTGGGGGGAGATTCCAATAGAAAATATCTCGGGATGGAATTTAGGGGAACTTTTCGGTCTATGATGTTAAGTATTCTGATACCTTCCCGCAACGAAATGTTTCTCAAGAACACAGTTGAGGATATAGTTAAAAATAGAGAGGCCGAGACGGAAGTAATAGTTCTTTTAGATGGTTCTTGGTCAGATCCACAGATACCTCAATATCCCGATGTCAATATAATCCATGTGAATAAGTCAATAGGACAAAGGGCTGGAACAAACCTAGCCTGTAGATTGGCTAGAGGAAAATACGTAATGAAGGTAGACGCGCATTGTTCCTTTGATAAGGGCTTCGATAGGAAGATGTTGGAAGCATTTGAAAAGACCGGTGATAATGTAACTATGGTTCCTGTAATGAAGAATCTCCATGTATTCGATTGGAAATGTTATAAGTGTGGCTGGAAAAAGTATCAAGGTCCCACTCCCGATAAATGCCCACAATGCGGAAGAAGTCATAGATTGCATAGGAAGATTCTATGGAGAGCTAAAGACCGCCCCAATAGTACCTCGTTTTCTTTTGATTCAGAGCCGCATTTCCAATATTTTAACGAGTACACTAAAAGACCTGGGTACAAAGAAGAGGTAGAGAAAACAGGATTAACCGAGACCATGTCGTTACAAGGCTCTTGTTTTATGTGTACCAGAGAGAAGTATTGGGAACTGGATTTGGGTGGAGAGTCCCTTGGCAACTGGGGAAATCAGGGAATACAAATCGCCTGTGCCACATGGCTTTCGGGTGGTAGGGTATTGGTAAACCACAACACTTGGTACTCGCACATGTTCAGAACTCAAGGTGCCGATTTTGGTTTTCCCTATGAATTGAGGGGCAGGGATGTTAAAAAGACGAAGGATAATGTGCGGGATTTGTTTTGGCAGAGAAAGCATCCTCGTCAAATATATCCTGTTTCTTGGTTAGTAGATAGATTCTGGCCTGTTAATGGCTGGTCGGATGAGGAACTATCCAAACTCAAGGAATCAGAAACCTCCAATAACAGGGTATAATTAACATGTGGATGAAAAAGAAATAAGTCCCGAAATAAAACAGAAATACTCTTTCTCTAATAACACGTTTAAAGCCGTTCCTAAAAAAGATCCCATGGATAAAGTGGAAATTGAAGTGGGAGATTCCAAACAGCCTGATTTTAAACCCCAACTCAAGGTAATGCGTTGGGACAATGAGGTTAATCTATCTTTTAGGTTAGTTGACGACGAAAAAACTAATCCTGTAGTAACAACAGATAAAGATAAAATACTTTGGACTAATAAAGAAAAGGATATTTATTTCTATGATTTTCCTGTAAGTGAAGAACATCCCGAGGGTGGTTACGAGTTAGAGATAATTCTAAAAGAGAAACCCAAGACCAATGTTATTCAGTTTACCTTAAACGATAAAGATGTTGAGTATTTTTACCAGCCAGCACTTACTCAAGAAGAAATAGACGAGGGCGCAAATAGACCCGAAAATGTGGTTGGGTCTTATGCGATCTACGCTAAAACTCCTAAAACTAACTGGACAGGCGGAAAGGAATACAAATGCGGGAAAGTTGGACATATCTTTAGACCTAAAATAATTGACTCAGCAGGAACAGAAGTCTGGGGTGATTTACATATTGAAAATGGAATACTCTCGGTAACTATTCCTCAAGAATTTTTAGACAAAGCAGTTTATCCAGTCAGACACGCCGCAGGATTAACTTTTGGATATACAACTGTGGGTGGGTCTTCTAAAACGGGCTCTCCACCTGGATATGCTTGGAAT